CTCCTGAACAAACTCAACATTTAATTAGGTAACTTTATACCTTTTATGATGTCTTGGGATTTCCTCTTCGGAATCCGGAACGCCATACTTCCTTTTCAAAGTGTCATACACTTTTGCTAGAAATTCTGAAGTTCTACCGACGTCGTCAAAGATAGATTCAGCTCTATAAGTTGAAATTTTAGGATCTGTAACCGGGTATTCCGGATAAACTAGAAGTCGAGTGCATTTCTCGATTGATCTTCTGCTATATCCACCAGTTGTGTTTCGTCCTAAGAATTCCACTAAAGATGAATCCTTCGTACAAATGCTCTTGTCGGGATTTAAAATCCAACCAAGCTTTGAAGCTTCTTGAGCAATAGTATACATTGAAACGTACCTTTCGAATCCAGCGATACCATCATCTCCGTGTGTGGTAAGTTTTCTAAGAAACTCTCCTGTCAAAATCTTCCATAGATATTGAATACGAAAATAGTTGATAATACTGTCTATTGTTGATGTCCAATTACTCCCTGAAGGAACACCGGTGTTAACCGTGTATATGTTTCCATCTGGACCGAGCACTTTCTTATATTTGAAAAGCTCAACCATTAGATCGAACGCATCTTCAGATTGCTTATTTGGAAAGACCATTCTTGACTTCACTACTCGGAAAGCCATGTCAATCTCTCTTTTGGAAGCTGTCGCATCGAATTTACTCCAATCGAAAGCGTATAACCATTCATAGTCTCGGTTCATGTCGTTAATTAACTTGGGAACTGATAACAGTGGGTCATCTCCAAAATGTATAAAACAATTTTTCTTCTTGATCTCCTCAAGAAAAGGAGCTGCACTTAATCCTTCTACAAGAATGTGGTGAAATGGGGCTCCCCAAACAGCTCTAACCTTAAGTTTCTCTGTAACATCAGTTAACTGTGTTCGCGTGAAACCAAGATGTGGAGTACTGTTCAGAATCGCATCATCCAAACACTCGCCTTTTGAATCGTAATAATCCAAAACCATTTTCTTTGAAATACGGATAGCGCGTTTATGGTTTTTGTCTTTAAACATTCCTTTATGTCCTTGATAACCAAAACCAGCAGCAGAGGGTCCAACAAACGGGACTTTATCAAGCTCAGTCAGAACGTCTAACGATAATGCTTGAATTTCTGCTTTCTCTAACTCATTCATGATTAGCATCTCTGTTTCAGTGAAAACTGACTCATTCCATGCTGTATCAACGGGGTCATCTCGATTAAAATCAATAATAGATTTGAGATGAAAACCGCGCCTGTAATAACTCCTCGAATAATCTTTCAAGTAAGTATCCTCACAGGTTGGATCAATACTCTTGAGAGCGTCAAGCGCGTACTGATCAACGTACGTAACGTCCTCTTCTCGATTGGACGAAAACGCATCACTATTGCCTATGATAAACATTGGGCCGTTCTTAAAGTCGTTAATTCTAAGATTCATAGTTAGTATATTTAATGTTAAGTAAATATATCTTATTATTCTCACTTTGTG